ACGTCCTTCCAGAGCGTCTGGCGCGAGAGGCCGACCAGTTTCGCGGCCTCGGTGAGGTTGTAGGACGAGACGACGGTGGTCTTGGGCATGTTCGTGTCCTCCAGATGGAAAGGCCCCACCGCCACGGGGACGGTGGGGCCAAGAGTGGTGGCTAGAAGGGAAGCCCGTCCTCGGACTCCTCCTCGGACTCCTCCTCGACCACCGGGGCGGCGGGCTTCGGAGCAGCCTTGGTGGCGGTTCGCATCGGGGGCATGACGCCCGTGACACGCGGCCAGCCCGCGTCGTTGATCTCGACCACGACGAGCGCCTTGCGACCGATCAGGTCGATCAGGTCGAACCCGGCACCGTTGATGACCTTGTCCTTGCCCATCATGGCGACGAGGTAGCCGAACGCGCGCGACTTCGGGGTGACGTAGGTGCTCGTGAGGCCGTTGACCTCGTCGCCGCTGTCGAGGCTGAAGACCCACTCCCACGCCGGGGCGAGGCCCGACGGGTCGTCCGTGAACTTGGACGGGATCATCTTCTCGTTGACTGCGATGAGGGTGGCGGGGTAGGTCCCGGCTTCGACGTCCGAGGCCCCCGAGCCGACGGTGATGAACGGCATGTGCTTCTCCAGAGTGAAAGGGATGAGCGGATGGCGAGTGAGGGGCAGAGGCAACTCCGAGTGCAGAGGGTCGATGTGCCCAGATTAGCACAAGTCAGACATCTTGCAAACCCCTATTGCTACCCCTGTTGGTGTAGCATCCGCTCATGGGACGCCGACGCCGCTGCTCCGCTTGTCGGAGCGAGAACCTGATCGCCATCAACACCCTCCTCGCGACCAAGACCTCGTTCCTCCGCATCGAGCAGGAGATGCGGAAACTGGGCACCCCGATCAAGAGCGACACCATCAGCGCGCACTTCCGCATCTGCCTCGACGGCAGGGCCGAGTTGACCGAGGAGGATGCGCTCGTTGCCGGGAGCCTCGGTGGCATCACCGCAGCCCAGAAGGACTTCGCCACGCTCATCCGCGAGCGGGCCGTCGAACTGCTTGCCGCTGGCGAGATCAGGGTCACCGCAGCCCACGGGCTACAGGCTCAGGCCCTCATCGACCGCCGAGCGGAGAAGGCGGCTGACCGTGACCTCACCATCAACATCGCACGCCTCCTGAGTGGGTCCATCATCTCGACGCCCATGCGCGTGATCGAGGGCAGGGCCTACGAGGTCGAGACGGCGCTGCTGGCACCGCCCGAGATCGTCGAGGCGTGACAACCCTCGGGACCACGCGCGCGCGCGCGAAGAACCGTGAGGAGTCAGGCTCCAAGCCCTCCGAGGTCGTGAAGGCGAGGAACAGGCGCGTCCTCGCCAACGAGGCCGAGGCCATGATCGAGGCTGGCCCCGAGACATTCGGCGCGTTCGCCATGACTGAGTTCGCGCAGGACATGCTGCGCGCGAGGTGGGACGTCGAGTTCTTCTGCGTCAGGTTCCTCGGCTTCCAGCCACACCCCGGCCAGATCAGGCTCTTCGACATCTACATCAAGCGCGACCCCTCGAGGTGGATGGCGCGCTACCTGACGGTGTGCGCTGCCGCTGGCAACCGTGCGGGCAAGACCCTCGGGCTGGCCGTCGTCGTCTTTCACGCCACGCTGTTCAAGATGGGGCGCAAGCCACCGAACCCGCTCGACGACCGGGCCGTGAGGCAATGGGCTCGTCAGGCGTTCGAGTGGTACCACTTCGGCGTCCACGGCGAGGTGTCCGAACTCGTCTACTACGAGATCGTCCGACTGCTCTCTGGCACGCACGAGGCGCAGAAGAACGGGTGCCCGCTCGCTGACATGCTTGGGCCAGACATCGCGGACTGGTCGCGCAAGTACCGTGGCGAGTACCTGATGATCGTGCTGCACGATGAACTCGGCGGTGGGGTCATCCACTTCCGTACCACGGGCGAGCGGGCCATCGGCTCACTCGGCAAGGACATGGACGGGCTGTCGGTCGACGAGGCGGCGTTCGAGCCACACTTCGACTTCGTCTTCAACGAGGTGCTGCACTTCAGGCGCATGTCGACAGGCGGTCAGATGTTCCTGATCGGCACGATGACCGAAGGGCTCACCGACTTCAGCGACAAGTGGACCGAGGGCGACCCCACCAACCCGCTCCGCAAGACGGACACCATGTCGCTCCGCATCTCGACGCGGGAGAACATCGGCTTCGGCATCGACCAAGAGATGTTCGACAGGATGATCGCGGACTACCCGCCGTACCTGATCCCGCAGAACATCGACGGGTTCGCCATCGAGTCACGCTCCTCGTACTTCGGCTCACAGACAGCCGACGGCGCGTTCCACGTCGACCTCCCCGAGACGCAGCCAGCAAAGCGCGGTCACCGCTATGCCCACGGCGTAGACCCTGCCATGACCTACGACTCGACGTGGGGCGTCGTCCTTGACGCCACGGCGCACCCCACGGTTGGTGTCGCCATCGACCGCAAGGAGGGGAGGCAGACGTCGCTGTCCGTGACGGCGCTGGCAACCAACCAGCACAACGCCTACGACACGGTGTCATCGCAATGCATGACCGGTGTTGACGCCACGGGGCTGGGCGGGAAGATGTACCGGGACCAGTTGCCGTTCAACGCACGGATGGTGGAGTTCGGTGGGACCAAGGGCGTGAAGTTGCGGATGCTCGCCGCCCTCAAGCAAGCCCTCGAGAAGGGTGATCTGATCCTGCCACGTCATGGCTTGTGGCTCGTGCTGCGGAAGCAGTTGCTGGCGTACAAGTTGGACGACAGGAAGATCGAGCAGGACGCGGTGATGGCCCTCGCTGTGGCGTGGTACATGACCCGTTATGCTTCAGGTCCAACAGCGCAGAACGTCCCGTTCGACTTCTTCGCACGGGAAGACCCCAGTGTAGTATCTGGTGAGGCGTTGAAGACACTCTTGCGTCGGATCAGCGGAGGCACCTAGTGGCGCTGCAACCTCTTGATGGGAAGCATGCCGTCGAGTTCGCGACCGCTGACTTCGCGAACGGGACCTACACAGAGGCCGAACTCGACATCCTCAACGAGATCATGGTCCGCAAGCAGCAGATCTGGCAGGAGCAGACCCGCTTCCAAGTCGACTGCGACCGGTTCGATCTCCTCTACTACCCCGAGGACGTGCTCCCCGACAAGGGTGCGAGCCATTGGGCCTACCACTCCTCGGCGTCGACACCCGGCAAGGCCCACGTCTCGGTCAACACCCCACCGTCCTACGTCGACATCCCGGCGTCCCTCCAGTCGATCCCGCCCGTCGAGAACGTCATCCCGATGTCCGACGAGGACGACGACAAGGAGAAGGCGGTCCTCGGTGAGCGCCTCTACTTCGCGTGGAAGGACGAGTCCGACTACGAGTTCCTCGGGCACCGTGCCTGTGTGGTCAAGGCCCTGTACGGGCGCACCGCTGGCAAGGTCTGGTGGGACGGCAGCGACAAGAAGGTCAAGGTCGAGGTCATCGACCAGCCGCGCAACCTGTGGCTTGGATGGGGGCAGAGCGACTACCGCGAACTCGACTGGGCCGCGTACGTCTACCTGATCACCGCCGAGTACGCCTTCAGCGAGTGGGGGCTCGTGACCCAGACGCGGTACGGAGCGGACGGGAAGTCCTACCCGTACCTCGTCCCTGTCGGCTCCTACGGCTCCTACGACAGCGCGCGGCGCGACATGTGGGGCGTTGGCGGGCAGATCGAGGTGATGGACTACTGGTATCGCCAGCCCAAGCCCGGTAACCCGACCGAGGCCGGTGAGCGGAGCGAGATCGAGCACGACACATGGAACGCCATCGTCGTCGGCAACCGTGTGGTCAAGAACATGAAGCACGCGGAGTACGGGGGCGACATGCCCTACGTCCCGCTCTTCAACACGTTCATCCCCGGTGTGCCCAACGGTCGGCCCGAACTCCACGACATCGAGCAGTTGATCCGTGAGAAGGACGAGCGGATCACCAGCGGCTCCCAGTTGATGCACAACGTGGTGAACGCCCAGTACTGGCAGTTGGTCGGACCCGACTCCCCCGACACCGTGCCGCTTGGCCTTCGCCCCAAGCCCAATCAGGTCATCGCCCCCGGATCGGGCAACCGCGTCGAGAAGATCGAGCCGTGGATGCCAGAGTTCCAGTTGGAGCAGTACCTCTCCCGCATCGACCGCGAGATGGTCGACGTGAGCGGCCTCAACGACCTCCTGCGCGGGCTTGCGCCCGCGAGCGTCATGTCATCGTCCAAGGCCATCAGCGCGCTCGTGGCGAACTACGAGACGCGCATCCGCATGAAGCGCGACCTGTACTACAGGTGGCGCAAGGAGATGTGGAAACTGGTCGTCAAGGTCTGGGCGGCGAAGGACAAGACGATTGCCCCGGTGCTCGAGGCGTCCAACCGCATCGACATGGAGCCGCCGAGCCTCACGCCCCGCGACGACGCCGAGGCGTCCCAGATCGCGTCCAACCTCATGGGATCGAAGATCTGGTCGCAGCGCAGGGCGATGGACCGCACCGGGGTGGACGACCCCGAGGCCGAGCAGGACATGATCCGCGAGGAGCGGACGGACGCGACCATGTTCCCAGCCGAGGTGCAGATGCTGGCCCAGTTGCTGGCGGCACTCAAGAACATGGGCTTCGGACAGCCGCCCGAGGCCGCTGGCATGGCCGAGGAGGCCGCTGCCAACATGGCCGACATGCGTGCGCTCAACGGCGGTCAGGCCGGGATGCCGATGATGAACGGGGAGGGCGAGCAGCCCTTGACCCCACCCGAGATGCTCTCGCCGGGGGCCACGCCTCCGGTCGACGGCGGTCAGGCCCCAGCAGCCGCTGGTGGCCCGATGCCGCTCGAGACACCGGGTTCCAAGTTCATTTC